CGGAAACGCTGGTATTCGCCGGCAACATCGTCAACGCCTGGGCTGACTATCAAAGCATGCCCGACGTGTTCCTCCACATTCAAGCGCAATCTGCGTTCTTCAATGCGTTGAAGGCCATACCGCCCCGGAGTTTCAGGGGCGGCGTCGACGTTGCCAGCGTCATGGCGCAAATTGCCCGCGACCTTGGCTACACTTTCGAGAATAACGGCGTAACCACGCAACTGGTCGACGTGTATTTGCCCAATACCGGCATGGAACAGGCCAAAGACCTGGCGCGGGCCGCCGGGTGCGACCTGTACCTTGACGATAAGATATTGGCAATCACGCCCCCGAATGTTCCGCGCAAAGTAATCATTCCGCTTATCTCGCCAGCGTCCGGCCTGGTTGGCTATCCAACCTTTGACGGCGTGGGCGTCAACTTCCAAACGCTGTTTAATCCGGCTATCACCTTTGGGGGCTCTATCAAATTGGAAACGGACGTACAGCAGGCGGCCGGGGAATGGGTTGTTACTTCGGTCGCCCATCGGCTTGAATCAGAAAAGCCCGGCGGCGCCTGGTTTTCATCCGTGAGAGGGAATCAAAATGGCCTCGCCGTCGTCGGACGCTAACGGAATCCCCAGCGGCCAGCTTAAGCCGCAAAGCACTTGGGGCGAATTTAACAATATGGCCTTCATGGTGCAACAGGCGCTAGGGAAGATGCAAACCGCGACCTTGGTCCGCATTGAGTCTTGCACCAACTCCGGCGGCTTGTCCCCCGTAGGCTATGTCGATGTCACGCCTCTGGTCAACCAATTGGACGGCCAGGGGCACCCGACGCCCCATGTGACCATTTACAACTTGCCCTATTTTCGGCTGCAAGGCGGCGCCAATGGCATCATCATTGACCCGCAAAAAGGAGACATTGGTGTTTGCGTGTTCGCGTCCCGTGATATTTCCAAGATCAAGGCGACCAAGAAACAAGGCAACCCCGGGAGCCATCGCCAATACAGCTTTTCCGACGGTATGTATCTCGGTGGCATGCTTAATGGCATCCCGACGCAATATATCCAATTCAGCGCCGCCGGTATCCGCATTCATTCCACGACTCAAGTCAAAATTGACGCCCCTGACGTGCTGATTGTCGCCCAAACAGTGGAAATCAACGCCAGCACGTCGACCACGGTCACGACGCCCACTTTTACTGTCAACGGGGACGCAGTAGTCAACGGGCATACCACCATGGCCGGAGGTATAGCCCAAACCGGCGGCGGGGTCGCTATGTTCTCCGGGTCCATGACGGTAACGGGCGACGTGACAGCGCAAGGCACAAGCGTTCATAATCACGTCCACGGGGGAGTGGTCCCCGGCGGCGGCAACACGGGGGCGCCAGTATGACGCAATACAACACGCTTTTACTAGATCAATCCGCATGGGATTTGGTCATAGACAGCGCCGGCAATATCGCCATGGCGACGCCCCCTTACGCCCTGGCCCAAGACGTTGCAAGCGCCGTGCGGCTCTTCCTAGGGGAACTTTGGTACAACACGCCCAAGGGCATTCCGTACTTTGAAGAAGTGCTTGGGCACTTGCCGCCGCTGTCATTGCTTACTGGCTACATGGAACAGGCGGCGTTGACGGTTCCCGGCGTTGTGTCGGTACAGGTTATAATCTCGGAATTATCAGCCCGTGAGATTCGCGGCGAAGTCCAATTTATTGACGAAACGGGGGTCGCAAGTGGCGTCACCTTCTAGCGTGCCAAAAATTCAATTTACGGCCGCGGGTTTGATTATCCCGGCGGAAACTGACATTTTAGCCGGCGTGCAAGCCGATATGAATGCCGCATTTGGCGGTGGTCTTAATCCGGGCCTTGAAACGCCCCAAGGGCAACTTGCTTCCAGCCAAGCCGCGGTAATCGGGGACAAGAACAATGAAGTCGCCCTTATCGTCAATCAGGTTGACCCGCAATATTCCGCCGACCGCTTCCAAGATGCGATTGGCCGCATTTACTTTTTGACCCGCAAGCCGGCCACGCCGACCGCTGTCACGGCCACGCTTGGGGGCATTGCTGGCACGGTCATTCCCGCGGGCACCTTCGCGCAAGATACCAACGGCAATACCTACGCTTTGAGCGGCGACGCCACCATCGGCATTGCGGGCACCGTCGACGCAGACTTCCAGAATATCCAAACCGGTCCCATTCCTTGCGCGGCCGGCACGCTTACGTCGGTCTATCAGGCAATCCCGGGTTGGGACACTATCACCAACGCGGCCGACGGTACGATGGGTTCCAACGTGGAAAGCCGGGCCGATTTTGAGTACCGGCGCCGCAATTCGGTCGCCCTCAACGGCAAGGGGACGCCCCAAGCGATTTACGCGGAAGTTTTCGCCCTGGCGGACGTTCTCGACGTCTATGCCAAAGACAACCCGGCGGGCACCACGGTCAACACGGGCTCGACCAATTACCCAATTTTGGCGCATTCGGTTTATGTGGCAGTCGTGGGCGGCACCGACGCGGACATTGCCGCGGCCATCTGGCGCAAGAAGGATGTCGGATGCGATTACAACGGGAACACTTCCGTTACGGTCACGGACGACGCAGGCTACAGCTATCCCCAGCCGACCTATACGGTCAAGTTTGAGCGCCCGGCCGCGCTGCCCGTGCTGTTTGCCGTGAGCCTGGTGAACGACCCCTCGCTGCCTTCTGACATTGTGCAGCGGGTCAAGGCTGCCATTATTGCCCGCTTCAACGGGGCGGACGGCACAACCCGGGAGCGTATCGGTTCGCTGATTCTTGCTAGCCGTTACTATGGCGCCGTCGTTGCGGTAGCGTCGAATGTGTCCCTTATCAGCATCTTGATTGGGACCGCTACAGCCACACTAAGCCAGGTTGCGATCGGCATTGACCAAAAGCCGACCTTGTCCGAATCTGACATTGCCGTTACGCTGGTCTAGCCATGCTCAACGTCGAACGCACCATAATTAGCCAGTACGGGAACAGCGCAACCATTACGCAATTGGTCCGCAATATGGACCGGTACATAGACCCGCGGGCGGACTTCGACACGTTTTACGACTACGTGTGGAACGTTGAAACCGCCCAAGGCTTCGGTCTGGACATTTGGGGCCGCATCGTCAATATTTCCCGGGAATTGCAGATCCCCCCCGACCCTAACTTCTTCGGCTTTTCCGATGCGCTGCCGGGCTCTTTTCCGTTCGGGGAGCAACCATTTTACGGGGGCACTCCGGGCGCGACCGGCACTTACCGGCTTGCCGACGACGCTTACCGGCAATTGATCTTGGTCAAGGCGCTGGCGAACATTTCAGCCACGAATGCGCCGTCGCTAAATCAACTTTTGCAAAATATGTTCGCCGGCCGCGGGCGTTGCTATGTCAACGACCTGGGCGGAATGAGCATGCGGTATACGTTTGAGTTCTTGCTAACCAATTACGAATTTGCGATTATGACGCAATCGGGGGCTTTGCCAAGGCCAGCGGGGGTCGGTGCTATACTCATTGCCACTGACATTCCGGTTTTTGGGTTTGCGTCGGATGCCGCCCCGTTCGGACAAGCCCCATTTATTCAGGAAGGTGCAACCCATGCAGCTAATTAACGCCCCCGGCAAACTAGTTTTGCCATTCGCCAACGCTGGCGCTAAAAATACGATTCCGGTCGCTTCACAAATTGGCGTCGTGGCCGGCGCCGCCTCGCTTACCGATGGCTTTCCGCCACTGACCCGCACCCCGCTTGCCGCCGGGGGCGTCCCGCCGTCCGGCTTGGATATGAACGGCATTCTTTACGAACTGTCCGCAATCGTGCGTTGGGCCAATGCTGGCGGGGGCTACGTCTTCGACGCCACGTTTGCCACGGACACGAACGTCGCCGGCTATCCGAAGGGCGCCCGCGTTCTTCGGTCGGACGGCCTGGGCTACTGGTTCAACACGGTCGACGGTAATGCAACGGACCCGGAAGCAAACGCCGTGGCCGCCATCGCCGCCGGCTGGGTTCCCGACTTCACGAACGGGGTCGCGGCCGTCACTATGACGAACGCAAACGTTACCCTTACCCCCTTGCAGTACGGTAAGCCGGTAATTGTCATTTCGGGCCTGCTTACGGCAAATCTAAATTTGATTTTCCCCAGCATCGTCGCGGAATGGACGGTTATCAACAACACCACCGGCCCGTACACGGTCACTTGCAAGACGGCCGCGGGAACCGGTGTGGTCGTCAATTCGGCGCAAGCAATCGTCGGGGACGGAACCAATATTTACAGCGCGGTCAACGACGCCATTTCGTTACTTGGCAAACTGGTAGCCAGCGCCGCGGGCACCGCCGACGCACTTACGGCCGCATTCTCCCCGGCGCCGCGTGCGTGGCCGACCGGCGTGCCATTCATGGTGCGGGCAGCAAGTGCCAACGCGACGACGACCCCGACATTCACGCCGAACAGCGGCACGCTTGCGGCCAAAACCATCGTCAAGGGTGCCAATGCGGCCTTGACCGCCGGGGATATTGCCGGCGCCGGGCATTGG